CCCCCGGCTGTTGAATACCAACACCCCGCGTCGGTTCAACTTAGCACTGAGGGAATTCCACGACTCGATGAATGGGTACGTGACAACTTGTCTGGAGCTGGTGAGTAAAAGGGCCCCCCCCAACCCCCCGAGGGGGGAGTGTTAGGTAGAGCGAGACTGACTGGTGGTGAGGAACAGTGGGACGTCCTAGAAGCCTGATCCTTTGGGGCGAGACGCGTCTTGGCAAAACACTTTGGGCAAGATCATTGGGTCGTCACATTTATTGCTGCCTGCAGTGGAACGTCGACGATGTCCGAGCTGACATCGAAGACGCCCAATACGCTGTGTTCGACGACATCCAGGGAGGTTTTCAGTTCTTCCCTGCATACAAGGGTTGGCTTGGCGCGCAACAAACATTCACGGTCACCGACAAATACCGCGGGAAGACTACCATCAACTGGGGTCGCCCATCCATCTGGCTGATGAATGATGACCCGGAGGAAATTGGTCACGTGGATCTCAACTGGTTACGGGGAAATTGTACCATAGTTCATCTGACTCAGTCTCTCATTCGCTAATCTAACGCTCATGCCAATAATATGTTCCCTCCGGATTGAACGTGACAGCAGCATTGCCCGCTGCGGCTGGCACTGCAAGATACATGATGTCGTAGACATAGAAATCACCCATACCAGCCTTGCTCTTGACAGAAACATATGAACCACCAGAATCAACTACTCCTCCTTCCTCATCATCATCGTAGACGAGGGTCTTCCCAGTTCTATGCCAGAACTTGAAAGTCCGAGAATACCCGCTCTCATTGCGCGGGTTGAAGGTAAAAGTCCGATCGTAGAAGAGCGTAACGCGTGACGTATCGACTTTAGCCGTGAATTCGGAGGACCAATCAAGACCTTCAGATCCATCCCACAGAACTCGGCGAATTTCTTGGCGTTGATCAGATGGCGGCTGGTTTATCACCCGAGCCATATCACAGCCCTTCGGATCGGTTGCTTTGTCCAAATATGGAGGGTTCCATGTCGTTTCCTCGAATAGCTCGCGCCCCTTCATAGAAAACACGACACGTCTCCACTTCCAAACCCCGCCGCCAAGAATGTTGACCTCCACCCTTTCCTTGTACCCCACAGAGTAGGTCACTTGACGGCTGCGGCTTGACTCACCGACTGAGTCATACCCCAGCTTCCTTGCAGAAGGCATAAACAAGGATGTGAAACCCGTTCCAGTGGTGATGGGTCCAGGAGTAATAGTCCCATCAGGTTCTCCCACGTAAGGCAACATGTTGTCATGTTTCTTGATCGTCGCAACATTCAGGATGCGCCGGCGAGAGGTACGTCGAACAAATTTGCGAGTTCGTCGAGCTCGAGCTGCAACTGCCTTGCGAAAAACACGAGCGCGGCGAGACGAACGCGCCCGACGACGACGTCGGGTTGAGTAGCGCGGCATGTCGGGCAATAAGCGACAGTCGTATCAGATTCCGTCGAATGATTCGTAGACACGTTAACGTATGACCAATCAGTAGAAGGATGCGGACCACGTGTCGACATGATTGGATGACAAAAATCGCGCAGTGTGGATCCCTTCCAGACTCAGAATACGGTCGAGTTTGATGAAAGGTGAAAGTTGCGCGATTTTCTGGAGCGGCCTAGCGGGGGGGTCGAGGTGTTTAAATAGACCGAAGGTCTTCCCCCATCCCCTGGGGGACGCAGACAATGTTATCCTGCGTCCCTCCAGGGGAAAGATGAGTCAGCAACGCTTCCGCATCCACGCCCGATATGTCCTTCTCACGTACGCTCAATGCGGAGACCTGGATCCCTGGGTTGTTCACGACGTTATTACATCATTTCCAGCTGAGTGTCTCATTGGCCGAGAAACTCATGCTGATGGAGGTACTCACCTCCACGCTTTCGTGGATTTCGGCCGAAAGGTCGACATCCGAGACCCTCGACGATTTGATGTTGAAGGCCACCACCCGAATGTACAACCATGCGGTCGCACACCGCAAAAGATGCTCGACTATGCGATCAAGGACGGAGACGTCGTCGCAGGAGGACTCCCCCCCCGACTGGATGACCAGATTCACACGGCTGACACTGTCTGGTCTCGAATCGCACATGCTGGAAGTGTGGACGAATTTTGGGATCTTGTTCGAGAGTTGGCACCACGAGCGCTTTGTTGCAACTTCCAGTCCCTCCGCGCCTATGCCGAGTGGCACTATCGACCCCCGGCTGTTGAATACCAACACCCCGCGTCGGTTCAACTTAGCACTGAGGGAATTCCACGACTCGATGAATGGGTACGTGACAACTTGTCTGGAGCTGGTGAGTAAAAGGGCCCCCCCC